GACATCAGGCTTTGCTTCCAGAACGCCAACGTCAAGTTGAGCCGTGCCCCCAAAGCCCTTGCCTACTGGCAATGGGCTGAACGGCATGGGTTCCTCTGGTGCGAGGGCCACATACCCACCACCTGGTACAACCAATGAGCACACACGTTTTCTCCTGCGGAGGTGGAGTCCAGTCCACTGCCTGCCTTGTGCTGGCAGCGCAGGATGTCATTCCGTACCGCACGTTCATCTTTGCAAATGTCGGTGACCACGCCGAATCGCCCGACACTATCCGCTACGTGGCTGAAGTGTTAAAGCCCTATGCCAAATCCAACGGCATTGAATGGGTGGACGTGCAGCGCACTGGCAGGAGCGGGAAGAAGTGGGACTTGTACGACAACCTTTACGAGGCGCGTCGCTCGGTCCCCATCCCCGCGTTCATGTCAGGTGGCATGCCAGGCACACGGCAATGCACGGAGCGGTACAAAATTAAGCCCATTGCCAAATGGGTGAAGAAGAACGCACCGGGTTGCATTTTGGGCAAAGGCATTAGCACCGACGAGCCGGCACGGGCCAAGCCCAGCCGGGAGTCGGACCATTACATCTCTGCCTACCCTCTTATTGAGCTGGGCTATGACCGCAAGGATTGCTTGCGCATTGCACAGGAGGCAGGGCTACCACAACCACCTAAATCCAGCTGCTGGTTTTGCCCGTTCAAGACAACGGACCAGTGGGTAACCATGCGTCAAGAGCGCCCCGCCATGTTTAACCAAGCGGTGAAACTTGAGCAGCACCTGCAATCCATCCGCACCCGCATTGGGAAGGACCCCGTGTACCTGTCCAGTGTCGGTGGCCGCAAGGAACTGAACTTGTCCGATGCAATCCCCGACCAACTGGGCCTGTTCCCAGTTTGGTACGAGGAGCAGCACAGCTGCGAGACCGGCTACTGCATGACGTAGCCATGCCGTCCAAGTTTCTGAAGCACGAACCTTGTCCTAGCTGCAACAGCAAGGACAACTTCGCCCGTTACGACGACGGCCATGGCCATTGCTTTGGCTGCGGCTACCAAGAGCAACCTAAGAAGGACAACCCACCACCTATGCCTGTCCTCGCTCCACCCAAGGTCAAGCTGCTGGACTTCATCACCACCAAAGCGTTGAGCAAGCGTGGCCTGACCGAGGAAACCTGCAAGCTGTACGGCTACGGCAGCACCAGCCACAACGGTGACCCTGTGCAGGTGGCCACCTACCGGGATCAGAAGGGCTCACCTGTTGCCCAGCACATCCGCTACCCCGACAAGAAGTTTCGCTGGATTGGGGACACCAGCAACGTCCAGTTGTGGGGCCAGCACTTGTGGCGCCAAGGGCACGGCGGTGGCACCAACCTCTTTGTCGTTGTGACAGAGGGGGAGATCGACGCCCTCAGTGTTTCGCAGGTACAAGGCAACAAGTTCCCCGTTGTCTCGCTACCCAACGGCGCACAGTCAGCACGCAAGTACCTGGCTGCCAACCTCAAGTGGCTAAGCCAGTTCAGCCGCATCGTCCTGTGCTTTGACAACGACGAGCCAGGCATTGCCGCGGCCGAGGATGCCATGACGGTCCTGCCCCTGGGCAAGGTCGCCATCTGCCGGCTACCCCGCAAGGATGCCAACGACATGCTTGTCGCAGGCGAAGGGGACAAGCTGCGTGACCTGCTGTGGAAGGCAACACCAGTCAGACCCGACGGCATCGTCAACGCAGCTGAGCTGTGGGATGAGCTGATCAGACCGGGGGCTGAGTCGGTGTGCGAGTACCCCTGGCCACTGCTCAACAGCACAACCCGTGGCTTTCGCAAGGGCGAGATGGTGACCCTGACCGCAGGCAGCGGCACAGGCAAGTCATCCATATGCAGGGAATGGACCTACCACTTCCTGCGCAAGGGCCTGCGCGTGGGGTACATCGCACTGGAGGAGTCGTTGCAGCGGACCATGCAGGGCATCGTTGGCATCCAGCTCAACAAGCCCATCCACCTGGACCCTGGCCTGGCTGCACAGGCTGACGTGCGTGCAGCGTTTGACCAGCTGCTGGGTACAGGTCGGCTGTTTCTGTACGACCACTTTGGGTCCATGGATCCCGACCGTTTGATTGAACAGATCCGCTACCTCTCAGACGTAGAGGGGTGCGACGTCTGTGTGCTGGACCACCTGACCATCGTGGTCAGTGGCCTGGCTGATCTTGATGAGCGGCGTGCCTTGGATGTGATCTGCACCAAGCTGCGCCAGGTCGTTGAGCAGACAGGCATAGGCCTGGTGCTGGTGTCCCACCTCAAGCGGCCAGAAGGCCGCGGCCATGAGGAGGGTGCGCAGACATCGCTGTCGCAACTGCGTGGCTCCCACGCCATAGCCCAGCTCAGTGACGTTGTCGTCGGTGCCGAAAGGAACCAGCAGGGTGACGTCGCAGAGCGCAGCGAGCTGCAACTGCGGGTCCTCAAGAACCGCTTTAGCGGCCAGACCGGCCCAGTCGACAGGCTTGTCTACGACCAGGAGACAGGCCGCCTCACAGTCCCCATGTCTCATTACTTCGGATCATGACTCTCCTCATTGACGCTGATTACCTACTGCACTCCAGCTGTGCTGCCTGCGAAACCGACGTCCGCTGGAGCGCAGACATACACACCCTGCACCTGGACGAAGGCGAGGTCAAAGAGCTGATCTCCCTGTCGCTTGACCGCTACCGGGAGATGACTGGGCACAGCGGCGTGATCATGTGCTTTAGCGACTACCCCACCTTTAGGCACGAGGAGCACCAGGACTACAAGGCCAACCGCATCAACAAGCGCAAGCCCCTTGGCTACAAAGATCTGCGCACCTGGCTGTCGGACGCCTATGACAGCCGCACCATGCCTGGTCTTGAGGCAGACGACGTCATGGGCCTGCTGGCTACGGGCACCGAGGTCGATGAGCCTGTCATGGTCAGCCCCGACAAGGACATGCGCACAGTCCCCGGCTTGCTTCTTGCCAAGGAAGAGCTTGAAGTTGTCACCTTGCTTGAGGCCAACAGGACATGGATGAAGCAAACCTTGACTGGCGACAGCAGTGACAACTACTCCGGCATCAAAGGCGTTGGCCCAGTGGCAGCCGAGAAGATCCTGGGTGATGCAGTCACGCTGCGGGAGATGTGGCCCAAGGTGGTGGCGGCTTACTGGAAGTCAGGCCTGACCTTCAAGGATGCAATCCTTAACGCCCGGTTAGCACGCATCCTGCGTCACGGGGACTATGACTATGAAGCGGGCCGAGTCCGGTTATGGGATCCGGCAAGCGAACCCAGCCTGTATGACCATGAATGAAGAGCTGTGGCCGCCAGTTGACGAGGCGGTTCTGCAAAAATTAGAGGCGACCTTCCCAGAGCTGTGCCCTGCTGAAGGCTGGACTGATCGCCAGATATGGATTTATGTAGGTCAACGCAATGTGGTCCGCATGTTGCGTTCCATTTATCTTGAACAAAACGAGGCCTGAACTATGTGCGGCAGCGCCCCTCCACCTCCTGACAACAGCGCCGCGCTAGCTCAGCAGCGCGCTCAAATGGAGCAGCAGCAGCGGCAGTTCGATCAGCAGATGGCTGTGCAGCAATCAAGGTACGAAGAGCAGAAAAGGATTGCCAACGCGCCTCCTCCGCCTGCACCTAATCCAGTAGCAGAAACAGCTGCGTCTGCTCTCGAAATGGCTCAGGGGTCTGGCCGAGAACAAATTACAAAAGGCAGAGGCCGCAAAAAATTGCGGGCTGACATCCCTGGCGGCGCTGGTGGTGGCACCTTGGGTATTCCAACATCTGCGTAAATGGAACTGAAACTGACGAGCAGCGTCGACCGCCAAGCCAAGCCGTATGGCGAAAGCGATGGCGACAGCACGGCTGCGGCCCGCTACCAACAGCTGGCGTCCAACCGAAGTCAGTTTCTGCAGCGGGCCAGAGATTGCAGCAAGGTCACCATCCCTGGCCTTGTGCCGGAGGTGGTTGAAGGGGACCACGGCAGGCTCAAGACGCCGTACCAATCGCTTGGGGCTAGGGGTGTCAACTACTTGGCCAGCAAGCTGCTGATCACCCTGTTCCCTCCCAACTCTGCGTTCTTCAAGCTGGAGGTAGACAGCCTGGCGCTGCGCGTCATGGAGGCTGGGCCTGAGATCAAAACAGAACTGGACACTGCCCTGGTCAAGGTTGAGCTGGCAGTGATGCAAGTGCTGGAGACAGCCAACGGCCGGGCCTCTATGCACGAAGCCTTCAAGCACCTGCTTGTGGCTGGCAACGTGTTGCTTTATGTCTCGGAAGATGGCATCCGCGTTGTCCACCTGGATCGGTTCGTTGTGTGCCGTGACCCCATGGGGTCGGTCACTGAGATCCTGGTGGAAGAAGAGATTTACCCCGAAGCCCTCCCTGCCGGCTTTCTCCCAGAAGCCGATGAAGAAGAGGATTACGACAAGCCGACCAAGAAGACCGTAAAGCTCTACACCCACGTCTGCTACCACGATGGCAAGTGCCACTGGTATCAGGAGGCCAAGGGCAAGGAGGTGCCAGGCACCCACGGCATGTGCGACCAGGAGGTGTCGCCATGGATCCCCCTGCGCTTTGATCGGATTGACACCGAAGATTTCGGACGTTCCTACGTTGAGCAGTATTACGGCGACCTGATTGCCCTTGAATCCCTGTACCAGTCGGTGCTGGAGGGCAGTGCAGCCGCGGCCAAGGTCTTGTTCCTGGTCAACCCCAACGGCACCACCAGGCCCAGGACCCTGGCCAATGCGGCCAACGGTGCCATCGTCCAAGGCAACGCCGCTGATGTGACTGTCATCCAGACGCAGAAGGCACAGGACCTGAGCATTGCCAACAGCACCATCGACCGCATTGAGGGGCGGCTGGCCTTTGCTTTCCTGCTCAACACGGCAATCCAAAGGCCTGGCGAACGGGTGACTGCGGAAGAGATCCGCTACATGAGCCAGGAGCTGGAGGCAGGCATTGGCGGCTTGTACTCGATCTTGACCCAGGAGCTGCAGCTACCACTGGCACGTCGTCTGATGCACGTCCTGCGCAAGAAGCGCAAACTGCCTCAGTTCCCCAAGAGCAGCACTAACGGCGAGCCCCTGGTCAATGCCAAGCCAGTCACAGGGCTTGAGGCCATTGGCCGCGGCGATGACCGCAACAAGCTGATGGAGTTTATTGCCACGGCACAGCAGGCCCTGGGCCCTGAGGTCATGG